AGAATCCGAGGAACGTAGCCGTATGGCGTGACGGCTGGCACATCCTGCGAAAGGAATTGGGTGAACGGATCATTATGCAACCGCCGAAAACAAATCGACTGCATTGCTTTCGGCGCCAGCCAGATTGCGGGCAGCGTGCTTGAAGTAACTTTCCTTCAACTCCACGCCCACGAATTTGCGACGATGTTTCAACGCCACAAATCCCTCGGAGCCGATGCCAGTAAATGGTGACAGCACCACGTCGCCTGGGTTGCTCCACATGATTATCGCGCGTTCGATCAAATCCAGTTGCAGCGGGCAAAGGTGCCTCTCGTCTGACCCTTCGCGCGCCATGGCGACGTTGAGCGTATTAGTCTGACGAATGTCCATCCATACCGGGCTGGCCCATTGCTGCCATTGCTCAACTGGAAAAACGGTCCGATCATGGCCTACGGGCTCCGTATTCTCGCCTGGCGCACGAAACACTAACAGATAATCCGCCATACCCACACGGCTGCGCGTGCTGTCTTTGCACAATTGCTTGTAGAGCAGCCCCAACGCCTTTGTGCGTGTCATCTCTACAACCGGATCGCGCCAGATGGTAACGCGCGAATGTAACAACCAACCTGCCGCCTCATGCGCGCGGATAATGTCGCCGCTAAAATCCTTAATCCCGATCATGCCATCTTTCCACTTAGTAAACGGCAAATCGGAACAGTGAACAGCAGACAATCGCCCCGGCTTGGTTACGCGTGTCATTTCTGTAAGTAGATATGCGTAATGCTTCCGGAACTCATCGTCATTGGAACTGTTGCCCATATCGGCTTCGCTATCCGAATAGACGAATATATTGGAGAACGGCGGGGAGTAAATGGAGAACCCTACACTGCGATCTGGAAGATGCGCAACCACATCACAGCAGTCGCCATTATACAACGCCCAATTTACGCCGTGCGCGTCGTTCAAGCAGCGGATAGCCATGATGGCAGGCGCCCTTCATGCTTGGGGTTATAGACAACGCGGATTTCGCTGGACTTAGCATTGGCACGCTTCATCGCCTGCGCCATCGCCCGTTTCATGGCTGAGTGATCTGCTGCCTTGCGGTCGATCACGCGGCCGATTTGATCTTCTCCCTCGGCAACCATCAGATGCACGTCAACCGGACGCGTCTGACCAAACCGCCAGGATCGGCGGACGGCCTGATACCATGCCTCATAAGAGAAGTTGCGGCCGACGAACGCCATGCGCGCGGAGTGTTGCCAATTCAGACCGTAGCCGCAAATGCTTGACTTCGTGATAAGAACTTTTTCGCGACCTTCCGAAAAAGCGGCCAAGCTTGCTTCTTTCTTTTCGACCGAGTGACTGCCGCGAACCTCAATAGCACGCGGAATGCACTTGCCCAATGCGTCGGCTTCCGCATCGGTGTCGCACCAAATAATCCATGGCTCGTCAGGCTCATTATCAACCAACAAAGAGACGGATGCAGCCCGCGCATCTGCCGTCTCTCGCTTCACCGCGAACATATTGGTTGCGCTAACTTCGCCGGCAAAAAGCATTCCAGCGGGGGCGCGTGTATCGCCAGCAACTTTGTGGCGTATGACGCGCAACTCTGGCAGCACGAACAAACTGGCGTCATATCCAAGATCGGCAGGCGTTTCAGCGCAACGTGACCACGACGCCATCCAGTCCCAAAACGCATTCTGTGCGTGCTTTTTCAGCCGCCATGTTTGTGATGCGTTGGACGTGTCATTGATGAACCATCGTGACAGCATCTCCATGGCGCTCATCTGACCTAGAAACTCGGCGTGCTGGCCCAACTCCATGTGATCGTTCGGCGCGGGCGTGGCCGTGGCGCACAGCCGAAACCGATGGCCCGCAAATCGGGCAATCAACCCGCGCGACGTGCTGCCCGAAAATGATTTCAGGATAGAACTTTCATCCAACGCAACCGCGCCAAACGCCTGCGCATCCAGCAAGTCTAGCCTGTCGTAATTACAGATATTGATTCCCTCACCAGCATCGTCCTGAGATCGGATAACGCGTGCCTGATACCCCCAGCGATGCGCCTCCCGCTCTATCTGCCTCGCAACGGCAAGCGGCGTCAGCAGCAACGCACGACCGTTGGTGGCCTCTGCGGATTGGCGGCACCATTCTAGCTCGCACGCAGTCTTGCCTAATCCGGTGTCGAGGAACATTCCCGACGATCCGGCTCGCAATGCGAACTCAATCACGTCGCGCTGATAGTCGCGTAGGTGCGCGGGCATAGATGTGGGCTCTGTGCCAACCTGACGAGCCTTGGGTGCCTTGGATGCCAAAAATGCTTGATAGTCACTCATTACAAGATGCCCGCGAAGTTGGCGAAGTCCGTTCATTGTCTCCATTGCCTTTTCTGCTATCCCCTTGGTCAGCAAAGAGAAGGAGTTTGACGCAGTAACGAAAGAAACAGCGCATCGACCTGAGAAGCAGCCGCTATTTGCGAGTAGTTGTGAACCCAGAAACCGGCAAAGCGGGGAGACATCAACGGCGCGCCAGCCAGCAGCCGGCGAACAACGCGCCCACGCAGACCACGGCAACCATGCCGAGATGGATGCAATCGGATGAAGAGAGATTCACGGCCAACACTTGATAATGATGCCGTATCCGACAGCGCCAAGCGCAATCAGCCACAACGCCTGGGTGACGCGGTGCTCCGCGTCGTCCAGCGCGCGGCCGCCCCGACCCGCTCGCGCCGCCATGCGGTCCGCGATGTCCGGGAGGATGCCGATGCGGGCGGTCATGCAGCCGCCTGCGACTCGGACGGAGGCGCCAGATCGTCCAGCGTCACCTTGCCTCCGGTGGCGTCCCTGATCCTCACCGCCATCGCCATCGACGGCACTCGGCGCTTGGTCTTGATATTATGCAAATGGCTCACATCAAGCCCGCATCTGGCGGCGAACGCCTCAAGCGTCAAACCGCACGCAGCCTTCTCGGCCTTGAGATAGTCGTGGAGCGTCATGGCGCGCACCGTGGCATGGCGCGTTCCGTGTGTCCACGAAAAATATGCGTTGGGGCGATCTTTTCCCGTTGCATAGGTTTGTGGATGCGGTATTGTCCCCCCAACGCCGCGGCATCCCGCCCGGCCCGAGGACCAACTTAGATGCAGGACGCCGCCGCACCGCCCATCCGCAACCGCGTCACGCTGGCCGAGGGCTGCGATCCGACGGGGACGTATCTTGTTGTCACTTATAAGCGCGTGTCGGTTGCAGCGTTTTTGGCATCGGACCTGCCCGCCGCCACTTGGGTCGATGCGAGCGGCTGCACGGGCGCGTCCGACGTCATTTGCGCCGGCGCCGACAGTCGCGGCTACGATTTCGTCGGCATCAAGCTGCGCGGCGCCTGGGGTATTTTCGCCGGTTGTCGGCATAACTTTGATTTTGATAAGTCGCGGCTGCACTGGCGTAATAACCCGGAATGCTTGGCGCTGGTCGAAAAGATCGTCGCTGAGGCCGCGCATCGCGACGTTGCGGCTGCCCAGCAGGAGGCCGCGTAATGTCCGCCCTCATTACGATCTTCTTTCGCCTCCGCAACCGCCTGATCGTGGCCGTGATGGGCTTCGCGGTCGCCGGTTACGCCACTGTGCTTGCCGCCTGGTGGGCGGAGGCGCTGTCATGATTCCCTATGTCCATTTCCCAACTCCGGCCCTCACGCCCGCCGAAGCGGCTGCCAAGGTCCGTCAAGGTTTATGCGACTGGTGTGCTTACGAGGCAGACGAGGCGATCGTCTCCGTGCTGCGCGAGTTGATCCGCGCGCTCGACCCCAACCGGCGGCAGATCAGCATGGCTGAGCGGAGCGTGGCACCATGATCCAACTCCACAACCCCACCACGCTCGCGCCCATGACGACCGCCGAGCGTGTGCGCTGGTGCTCCGCCGAAATGCGCCGGCTGGAGACAGATATGGCGGAGGCGTCCACCTACCGGGAGTGGATGCCCCTGGCCCGCGCGCTGATCCTCGTGCGGCGCGAGTATCATCGTGCGTGGATGACGGAGACGGCACGCATGGCCGTCAGCAGGTTCAATTCATCGGAGTGCGTGGGATGATTTCTACAATCAGCGGTAAACACGCGTCCGTTTTTGATGCGCTTACGGTAATTCGAGAAGCTGACCGCAGAGTCAATGCTTCCGACGAAACTACGGTGGAGTGGTATCGCAAAAACATCGACCTCATTATCGCCTCCGCGTCGGGTGCTGTCGCCGCTGCGAGTCTGCCGCGCGACGAAATGCTTGATCGCGCGACTAGCCGGGTGGCGTACCGCCCCAGCATCGTCATGTGCGACACGTTTAACGAGGAGATTGCGTTTTGACCATGAAACGCACTAGCAACGTCATTGAGCTCTACTGGCCGGACGGTCGCCAAGTCCGTGCGCTGTATCTGGGTCAGGGTCGCACCAGCCGCATCACG